GAGTGTCTCCGTGACTTTCCGCATACCTTTGGCTAGTGCCTTGGCTGTCAGACCGATGCGGCTGTTGGGGTCATAGTCCCCTTCCACCTCGGCTTTGACTGGGGTGCCAGCCACGCTGTCCCACACAATACAAACAAGTTTGTCTGGAGCTTTCTCTCTAATGAGACCGATGAGGCGCTCAATGTTCTCAAACACCTCTTCGATGGTACCAGGCTGAACATAGATAAAGTTATTCTTTGTATCAAGCCCTAATTGTTCCATAAAGTCGGGGGAGGCTGCATTTTCAGTATCGATATAAACTGCCAAGCCCCCCATCTTTTGAGTGTTCGCCAGGATCTGGGTGACGATAAGACTCTTGCCGCTGGCAGACTCACCAGCAATCGTAGTGAGCTTGCCGACAGGGATACCCCCGTCTCGGCGGTTAGAAATAATATAATTCAACAAGGTTGAACCAGTCGAAATCCATGTTTTGACATCCGTTGGGTTTTCCCCATGAAGGTCATAAGCAATATTTTCTTTGGCTGCTTTGTTTAGTTCGTTGCGTAAATCGGCAACTAAAGAACTTGATCGTTGTCTGCTCATTTTATCTCCAAAAGGAAAGGCATCTGTAACCCCATGCCTTCCTGCGGGCGGTGGTCAACTATGCCATCAACTCATTAAAGGCGCTATCAATATCAGAAACTCCCTTGAGGGTTGAATCTGAATTACTTGCCTTTTGGTTGGCATTGTCATTATTGTAACGAGTGGTGCCATCACTGTCATCCACAGTAGTCTCGCCAAGAGTGGCGCTCAAAACACGCTCGCACTCTTCATAAGAGGTAACATCAAACACATCGGCTGCGGGAGTAATATTTCCCAACATAGTGCTAACTTCCTCGTCCGTAGCGGCAAGCTTGCTGGTACGGCGCATTGGGCGGACATCGGTCGTCGGAAAGGACTGACCTTGTTTCTTCCCATAGTCGATGCGAATATCCGTACCCTTTTCGGTATCAGTAATGTCACCGTACTCAGGATCAAGAACTACATCAAGTAGTGCTTGGTAGGTGGTGCGGGAAAAGCCCCACCAGCGAACACCCATGTCCTCTTCGCCACGAACGACGATGGGAGCAAAAACACGCATCTTAGGCCAGAAGCGTTTGGCGGCTTCCTTCGAAGCGTCAGTTCCCTCGTTCCACAGCTTGGTTCCCCACTCTGCAATTGGATCGGCTTCGCCGTTTGTCCGAGGGCTCAGGACTGTAGTCTTGCCCTCAGCACCCATGCCGTAGTGATAATACGCCTCAAAGAATGGATCCCCACCCTCGGGACATACCAAACGGATTTGGTGCGTGCCTTCATCTGGTTTCCAGAAGTGGTTGTCGTCGGTGCCACCACCTCGATTAGTTAGAGCAGCTTGTTTCTGCCGCATTTTAGCTAAGTCAATACCCATGATTTTCTCCTTTACTGGTTAGTTGACCGTGTATCTACTATACCACACACTCGAAGTGTGTAAAGCTTTAAAGGTGTTTTTTTTGTTAACAATAAAAAAGAGGGGCTTAGGCCCCTCTTCTCTGTGCGCCTTATCAACGCTAACGAATATAGTCTCTTATTTCATCGACCGTAAGAACAATATATAAGACCGGCAAATAAACAATCGCCACTAATATATCGAGTGTCCGAGAAGACAAATCATTCTCCTTCCTCTGGCTGAGGTTCTTCCTCTATTTTGAATATCTTAATCACCCGAACAGGATGAACTTTTAATTCTTTACCCGCCGTCAGCAGAATGGAGTCTTTGTATTTCTCCCAGTCAAGCTTAAGGTGTTTGCCGGTAGCACCATCATGCTCCGCAGCGACCGCCTGATTTAGAGCATTGATCGTATACAGGGTATTAGTTTGTTTTTTGCGGTGGACCCGAATAGTATACAACCTAGAGTTGAAAGTCGTGCCCTTTTCTATTACAGCATTATAGGTCAATATCTTATTCTGCGGGTTCTCTTCGTCTGAGAGCAAGAAAATATAATTGTTCGTGATGTCGATAGTATCAACAATATGATTAACCTCATTCATGATAACCTCCTCATCATCAGTCGTGATGAATGAGGCTAGTAATATACCTTTCTTGTGTTGCATTAAAAAGCTCCCTCTATCGTCCACTTTAAATAGTTAGCAGAAAATCGTTTTTCAGCTTTCAATCATCGGCTGAATCTTGGAGGAGTATGCTAAGCACAACACCATTAAACTATCGAAAGTGGTCGAGTATACCGAAAAGCTTGACGATACCTTTTGATGCCTATACCCCTTCACATGGGCCTTGATGCGCTTAATCAAGGTGGGATCCTCTTCTAGATCTTGTTCGGGGACTCCATAAAAGAAGTGAATATCACCAATCTCTTCCAGAGGGAACATCAAGGAGGTCTCTTCCTCCCCCTCTGTTAGGGACGATATTCCGAAAGTTGCAATGCGAGCAATTTGATTCGGCTCAATCTTGGTTGATAACACCGGCTCAGTGTGATGAAAATAATTAATCATAGCGACAACATAAGAAACAAAATGAGATACACTCTGTTCGTATTTCTGGATAGAGACATCGCCGACTAAAGTGTCCAAAGTAATAGAATCAACTAGAAAAATCTTTTCAAAGACGCCGCTGCGTGAATACTCTTGCAATACATGAAAACACATCTCATCGCTGCTTTTACGGGACTCGGATATCATGGACCTCTCGGGGCAAATGTATAGAACATTTATTTTTGAATCCCTTACTGTTTCCAAGATTCTCAGAGCGGCACCTGAGGCTGGGTCCCCGCCTTCCACGATCAACAGGACCTCATGTTTAGCCTTGATAGATCTCAGGTAAATGGATACCTCGTCCTGATCCACCACGGTTTCACACTCCTGGTGCGTGGTGTATTCGCCCAACTCTAGGCTGCCTCGCTCACTAAAGCCTGGTTCGATTTTATAGATTCTATACTCAGGGTGCTTCGATAACTCTTCTGCGATTGCACAACCTAGCTTACCTAAGCCAATAACTTTATCCAACTTGTATATCCCTCATAGAACCTAGAGTTTTACCTCTTTTTATGTTTACCATAAATTTGCCCAACTTCGTCGAACTCATCAAAGTAACCAGTGAGTTAATTAGTTCTGAATCTTCATTTTTCATGTCTATTACCACCGCATCGTGAATCAGGAAGGCGATGTGTGACCCTTGGGACCGTTCCCGAAGGAGATACTCAAGCTTTAGAGCTTGGTTTAGAGTCAATTCTGCTGCGGTAGACTGCACAAGGTAGTTCAAGGCGTGATGGCGAGTTGCGTCCGGGATTCTCTTCCCAAAGGGCGTTGTAACTGTGTTGCCATCCCAATATTTCGCCAACAAGGAGTCCTTCTCGTAATAAGACGCTAATTTAGCCACATCTTCCTTGCTGACAGCCTGACGGGAGCCATAAAGCCATGCAAAGAAGGCGACTTTGGCGTCTTCACGGCTAGTGATGGTGCTAAATATTTCTCTAAGGTGGAAATTATGAACATCCTCGGCTGGTTGCTCTTTTTCGAGGAGCCCAAGCAATGTTCTTACCTCTGCTCCATTAAAATCTAGTTCAATATAATAATCATTCTGAGGCTCCACTGCTCCTCGGAAAGCCCTGTTTAAAGTAAGGATTGGGAAAGAGTTCTTTTGTGTGGTCAATCTTCCAGTTTTGGTGCCAAACTGCTTATACGCCACTCTAGGTTCGGAGCTTAGTAATTTTGCCGCTTGGTTTTTAAGCTTAGGGTCCTTTTCATAGGACCGTATGGTTCGTTGATTTATCCGTACTGGGCGCTGTGCCATATCTTCTAGCATCATAGAAACATGTCTATAGAATTCATACCTTTTTGGTTTTGGCGTTGACTTAAGAATATGTTCTGTTATTTTATTTTTTACCTCGCAAAAATCCAACAAGAACCTCTGAGGAACTAGATCAAAAAAACAGTTTTCTAGAGTATTAACCTGTGAAAGGACCAACGATCTTTTGAATGCTGCTATTTTCTTAGCCACATCTTCCCAGTCCTCCTGGAGATATTCGGGGACATTATCAGCGATGCTGCCACCCTCTAGGTATAAAGAAACATACTCAATATCTAATCCTCGCAAATATGGAGCATATTTCCAAGTCGTTGTCAAGGTGTCTGGGAACTCTTCAAGGTCAAAAAGAAGGCGGTGGTCAGTATAAATTCCGACGCATTCGCTCTTGTCGTCCAGTGTTTGAAAAATCATTGGGCTCACTTCTGTTCTGGGCTTCCAGTATATCACCCACAGTGTCTAATGTTAAAGGGTCTGTGTCCGAAGGTCCAATAAACTCTTCTTGCGTCGTTCGTAGTGCCCGGAGGTAGCGGTCCTGGGAAGATAAATTATAAATGTTCATGGATTGTTGAAGTTCTCTGCTTCTGAGTCGCAGTGGTTTTTGCAAACCTCTCTCAGCTACCCGAGCAATATAAAAAGTTTTTAACTTCCACCTATCTCCATAAGTTATATTAAAATCCTCCTCAGAAATTGGCGATCTGGTAAGGGTAACAGCCGGCTCGACGCATTGGAGCATCTTATTGTAGACAGGCTTTGTTGTCGTAGTCGGCACCTGCTCTATATAAGAGTTATAAAACTTAATTAAGTGCTCCTGTACCAGGTCAATGTCAGTTTGCCAAGTCTCATTATAGGCGGTCGTAAACAATATGTCAAACACTTCTTTCTGTGTTTTTGCGTCTTTGACTTTTTGGTATTCCGCATAGCCGGGCTGCGGCATTCCGTCAGCATCAAAATGCACAGCGATATGGCGATAAACATCCTCAAGACCGGGTAGTTGCGAAAAGCCGAAAGCCATCGGGGGGTTTTCCGGATCTAATAGCTCCGGGTCACAAGGCTGCGGAGGGACCGAAGTGTCAAACTCTTCGATCGGCACACCGTACATATATTCTTGCATTGCTGGGTTTCGTAGGTCTGCTATGAGACGCCAAGGGGTGTTTTTATCAATAGCAAAGCCGTAGTGAGAAGCGAGTTCAGCAATAAGTTCAAAGTTCCCGTCCAAAAACTGGTAGGATTTGGCAAAATCATCATCATAAGCGGCGCTAGCTACCTCTATCATTAGCCCGGAGACCAACGGAGAAACATAAGAACCCTCAATATATCCTGATCGGGTTAAGGGTCCCGCCTGAACCAAGATCGTATCCATATATTCATCAAAATTATCTAAGAAGGATTCCATCCCCATGATAGTGCGGTCTCGACCAAAAGACTCCATGAAAACATTCTGAAATACTGGGTACACGGAGCCCTCCATATAGTTATTATATCCGAGGGAGGCTGGAACCCAGGCTTTGCGGACCTCCATTGTTGCCCAGGGGCTATTGCTGTAAATAATATTATTATCTACCAACTTTTGGACCTGCATGGCGAAATCTCTCCAAGCATCTGCCACAAAATTCATAGCCATCTGGACTTGTTCTCCGCTATAGTACAGACTTTTTAGCTGATCCGTGTCGGGGACGACTGAGTTTCCCTTGGTATTGATGGTTCCATAAAAACGCTCCTCATTCCAAGTTGTGTAGAAGTTCCATATTAAAGAATCTGGGAAGATTTCATTGTTATATGCCTGGCGCTGATTGAACACAGTACGAGAGTTCGAAGTATTACTAGCGTAAGAATATAGCTCTGGTGACTCGTTAGGGTCTACTCTTTCCTGTTTAGCCATTGGTTCGCTCCTGGAAAACAGCGTCAACTGTAGTCTTGTAGCCCGCCGGAGTTATAGAGTGATTAGATCTAACAACCCGATAATATCCACCAAGAGCTAAAACTTGGTTCGCAAAGGTCCCCAAAGCCGCACGACTATCAACATAAATCATATCGCCATTTCTATGCAAGCTGTTGCCAACCATTTCAATAGATACATCCTGGGGAAGGATCAGAGCTTGAGATAAGGCTGTACCGGCAGAAGCTAAAACTCCCTGCTCGATATTCATTGCCTGGAATTGGGGGACATCTTGTTTTGAGAAATTAAAAGTTTTTGCGAGTCCACGATCAGCGCCCAGTGCATAATGATAAATACCGTTTGCCTCATCCTTCAGCCTGTTGCCTCTCCTTTCCTCTCCTGTCTGTTTTGCAAACAGAATATAATAGTTATGGATGGGCTCTGTGGACATAAATAGTTCAAAGTTCTTGTGCGATGACGATAGACTATCAACTATTTGAGGCGTCAGGACGGTATGAATAATGTCACCCCCGAGATTTCTCTTCTCCCCGGTGGTGTTATTCTTCTCTAGCGGATCCGTGGTCATGTAAAGTGTATACCCAAAAGAGACCCTCATCTCATAGTTAGAAATGTTATTAAGAAGGCGACCAAGGGCAGTAACCAGATCATCAAAGAATTGACGAAAAGGATACTCTGCACGCTCATGGCGAATAACATTATCAAAAAAGTATTGAGAAAAGTAATCCAAAGCAATAGGAATATCATAGATGGACACATCTTCATCGCCAGAGAGATTATATCCACTCACCCCTAATCTACCTGGAGAAATCGAACCCAACACAAACTTAATGTCGTCCCTTAACCCAGCCAGTCTCATGCCCGTGCGAACTATATCACCAAAGCGGACAAATAGGACCTTGCTTCCGTTGAGAGGTGTAGTTGTGGCGTCTTTGCCCTCAGGGTCCCTTGAGAAGAGATTCTGTTTCACGAGGGGATCAATTTCTTCAGCCTTAGCTTCTTTTACTTTTAGGGCAGCTAGCAAGCGTAGGCGGGTGGCAAGCGGTTGAAGATTGGCATTATTAGCAGCAGCAAAAGTTAAAGAATTAGTTTGAGATTCAGGGTCATGGTGAGCAGTCGCAACAAATACCCTGCTATGCTTTTCTGTGCCCTGACCAAGCAACTCGTTAATGAATTGGGAGTATCTCTGAGTCCTAATAGTTCTTTGAGCAGCGAAATAAAGGGTCTCTACTGATTTAGCATAAGCTTCATAAGCTTTTAGTCTTTTTGTCTCCGACTCCTCTCCATAAATCTCACCCTTGATCTCAGATATTTTTTGGAGAGTGGCGATGACATCACTCTCTGCTTTTAGTCTGTCCAAGCGGACATACAAACGACCCGTCACCTCGGTGTCATTTTCTTGTTGTTGCTTGAGTTTTGCCGCTATATAACCTTGAGGGTAGACATTTTCTAAATTAAGTTCCCCGAGGGAAACACCAACCTGCTTTTGATTGAGGTTTCCCGTCGAAAAGTTATTCTTACCTAGAACATCAGAAGCCGGCCCTGCAAGATATTGGTCAGTAGACCCTACATATTCTACAGTCAGAGTAGTTGGCCCCTCCTGACTGAAGTCCACATCATATGCTTTCATGCTCAGAAGTATTACTCTCTGGGTCGATTCTATTCCATTAATGAAATCCATATACCTTTGGTTTGACGCTTTATAGCGATCAGACGCCTTAGCCAATGCCTGGTCACTATCCTGTATGAACATCCTCCGGAGGGCTTCCTTATTTCCTTTTGGTACAGACCAGCCCACGGCGACCTTCAGTTGTCTAAAATTTGCCTTACTGGCTAAATTAGATGATTGGGCTTTTGTTCCAGGCACCATGAGCGGAGTTAAGGTCTCCAACTCTTGGTGTAACTTATTAAGTCTGCCCTTCAAAGACTTCTCTTTAGCATTCTGTTTGAGGGGAGGGGCATAACTGGATTGGCGACCATCGGTAAATAAAAATTGAAGGTAGTTTAGGTTTACAAGTTCCGTAAGGGTGCCAAAATATAACTTCAACTTAGCGGTAATAATTCTATCGCCCTCATGCTTGTTGTGATAATTCCAGTCAAATGACTTAATGCCCACATCAGACCCACGCTGGTCACGAGGAGACAACAATTCATCTACACTGTTTCCCCGCCGAAGAGAAGCTAATTTAAGAGTCCTCTCCGCCAAGGTGTGATCGCTAAAATAAACTTCCTGTTGATTGCCTTCGTTGTCTACGATAAAGAAACGCAGCAAAGGCTCCAACATAGAAAGCTGGGCAGGCGTAGCCTGGAGAAATGCCGAGCTATTAGGAGGGTTAACCATCTTAGTCACCACATCCTCTGGGGGTCCGTAATAAGGGAGCACATATTGTGCTGTATCAAACTTATACTTCTCAGGCTCGGTCAAATAAGTACTGTTCTGGATGCAATCTTTTAGGTTTTCCAACAATAACTGCTGGGAGTTTATATTAGATTCTGCTATTAGCTTCGCCTCTTGTAGAGCACGAGCAGCGTCTCGGCGGGCTTTCGATTGCCGTGCAATCTGTGCTGGGCTTTCTGATGCTGCCAGGGAATCCACGACATCGCCAGGGAGCGACGCTACCCCTCGACCAACGCCTTTGGCGGCATCCACAGTGGAAGACCCAAGATCGCTCGGGAGATCTCCAACTGCGCTGATCGCTTGACTGCCTCCTCCGACGATGCCCTTCCAGGTTGCGGATCCAGCCTCTTTTAGTGACTTAAAAAAGCCCATTAGAAATACCCCAATACATCACTCAGGGGCATTGGGATGAAAAACACTTCCCCGGTTTCAAACTCGGCTTCCGTAGCCTTTTTGTTAAACCATGCGATCACCCACCAGTAATCTGGTGAGCCGTAATACTCATTAGAAATATTATATAATTTGTCCGTTGAATGCCAGACACCAGTTACAGTAGTGAGAGAGGCTAAAACCTCATTAGTAGGATAGGATATCCGAGGCATGGCATATTGATAGGTCTGTACAATACCCCTGTTACGGAAAAAAACATTCCTATAGTTTCTGTTATCATTGAGAAAGAGACTTCTCTTGCTTAGTCTAGAATAACTCATACTTGTCCGTCCGGATTAACTGGTAATTGTCCCTTGCTGCTACCACCGCTACCGCCGCCTGCCTTAGCCACCGCAACACTGTTAGGGTCTTTAGCTTTCTTTGTTATTTTAATGCGCTGGGTGTTAAGCGACTTCTTGTTCTCCCATTCTGGTCGGCGGTTGCCCGAGCCGGGAATGGTATAGGGATAATTAGTAAAGTTTGTCCGTGAATCATTGAAGGAGTATTTCCTAGTCACCGTCTGCTTGTAGACGCCACTTCCATATTGTTCTGGGGATCTTTTTTCGCTTACCTTGAAGCCTAGATCGTGCTCATGCAAAACATTAAGCTCGAAATTGAGCCTAAAGGTCTTAGGATAATATTCATTGCTCTGCGAGCCGATTGCTCCGGTTCCGTCACCCGGCTTGCGTTGACGGTTGAACATGCCGTGCTCCAACACAGGGTCAAAAGTAAAGCCATTTACATATCCCAGTAAACCAGTCCCGACGGAGTTCTTAATAAGGTTACCGAAACTAACCCTTACGAGGGGACCCTGATTAATGACGGTTGCGCCGCCACCAGAAGACTCATCATAAAGAGGATAAAGAAAACTCATAAGCTGATTGAGCTTCCATAGGTTCTCCTGGGCGTGCTCAAATGAATCAGCCGGCACATTCCAGGCTACAGCAAGCGCACGACGAGTATTCATAAATGTAGCAATAGGATCCATACGACCATAAACCTGCTCCGCATTCCAATTCGAGTTATAGGCATCACTAAGCATCTCTATAAATGCTGGAAAGGATACCTTGAATCCAGTTGGTACATGGGATATAACAAGGTTTTGACGCTCCTTCGTAAAAAGTTGCCGTGAACCCTCAGAATACATCGACACATTGCCGTTCTGAGCCTTTTGTTTGAATGCGGGTGGTTTAGTCTTATCTGCCATTGTTATTATTCCGTTTATTGAAGGTTATCTAACTGGATTCAGTTCGAACATAACATCTTGTACAACCTTCTGCCTAAATCCTTCTGCATACAAGTCTATCTCAACTGGGGCAGTGATACTAAACTTCTGACCTTCACGGGTCATAGAAGTATTATCTGCAATTTGTTTTAGGGTTCTATGAATATCGCCTGTTCCCATGAATATTGTGTCATCGGGGCGGGTTTTGATAGGTCGCCTGCCGGCCTGGGAGATCACCTTTGAGTCTCCGGGACCAATTTCACCGTCGCTCATAAAAGAAGCTGCCATCGAGCCAAGCCCATAACCAACAGCACCGCCCACCACTGTTCCCAGACCAGGAACAATAGAGCCAACCGCTGCACCAAGGGCGGCACCAATCGCCCCGCCGATGGCTCCACTCTGACCCTCTTTTTTCTGGGTCTCATCGCCGAAGACCATTTTAGCCAGATCGTTAATCATCGCCAGAACACCAAGAATAGGTCCCAAAACTGTCATGAACCCACGAGCGGTTACACCCAGGACACGCCAAACTTTTCCTAAATACTTAAATCCTTTCACTAATAGATGTACCGCAGAGCCAAGACCTAAAACATAGGACATCATCTTGCCAAAAGGACTAGAAATCGCATCATTGAAAAACTGGGAGATACCAACTAAAGCCTTCCCGAACACATCTATTATAGGGGAGATGTTGATGAAGAACTGCTGCATCGACGATTGCCATCGCTGGGATATGTCTATGAACTTTTCTTGGCGTTCTTGGTTTTTGATCTGGTCACGCTGGGCTTTTCTCATCTCCATAGGGTCGCCGAAGAGCCTGGCAGCCATGTCCACATCCGTCCCCATAATATCGGCAATCATCTGCTTCTGGCGTCGAGACATGTCCTTAAAGTTTGTGCCCTGCATATTAAATTCGGCTCTCAGAATCTTCAATCGTTCTTCCGACGAGGCGGACATCATCTCTACAGAGTTGAGTTGAAGTCCAAGCTGTGCATTCAATTTGCCAGCCACATCGGCTGATCCTTCAAAAGTATCAAACATTTCAGTAAAGTCAAATGCCTGGCGGGTTGTCATCCCGAGACTACGAGCCTGGTTTGCCAGATCTCGGAATACCCGTGGACCGGCGACACCAAAACGAGCAAGTGCCGGAGAAAGGTCATTGAAATCTTCAGCGACTTTGCCCACAGTGGTGCCAAGCTCAATGGATAAGTCCTCGAAAGAAGCCAGGGTTGCCTCGGCGGTGGTTTGATTAAACTTCATCCCTCGCTTCAATGCATCTAGCGCCTTGGCGGAAACCTCGGCGCTCATCCCCATATTCAAAAATCTTCCTGTAAGCTTAGCAGTGCTCCTTTGAGCCTCTTCTGATAGGAAGTTAAAGTCGCTAAATTGAGTACTCAAGCCTCCTAGGACCTGTGTTCCTTGCTCCACTGATAAATAGAGCCCGTTGTTAGCGTCTGCCAGATCTACGAGATTGTCCTGAAACGCAGTTGCATATCCAGTAGCTCTAGCCAAAGTAACATTCTGCTTATCCATCGCCTTAGCAAAGCTCAACATACCAGTCACAACAGTTTTTGAAGCCTTGCTAAAATCCCTTTGACCCTTCTCGTTCTTCTTGAAGCTATCAAGAAGTTTCATGTTGATGCCAGTTATTTCAGTCAGAAACCCTTTGGTGTTCTCAAGACCCTCATTATATTCTGCATTAGCTTTCTTGAGTTCCTCAAGAGCTTTTGTCTCTCTTTCTATCTCTTCTCGGCGGACCTTTTGCTGGCGAGTTAAATCAACCAGAGACCTCTTCTGGGTCTCTGTAAGCGCAATGCCTGCTCGGCGCTGAGCATCTAGATTTTCAATTTCTGCGGCTAATCTAGCGGCTTCTATCCGCTGTTGTCGGATCGCCTCAGTCTGTTGTTGAATATTGTTTGGATCATCAGTCATCTATATCACCTCAGCTTGAGATAGGCCAGTTGATGCCGGCTTCTCTTTCAAATCGCTTGATGGCGAGGTTAAGCTTGGCTTTCTGGTTGTAGGTCATTGGGTCGTCTAGACCGTACTTCTTAATGAAGTCCATGTACCTTTTCTCATTGACTAGGGCGTCAGTGAATCTTTCTATTTCTATTTTATTCCCTCGAACACGGACAGGGATTCGTCTGCCCTTGAACATCTTAGATAAGAGATACTCAACCCACGCAGCAAATACATGAAGAATATTCTCGTTGAGTTCATTTCCCTTGAAGTCGTTTAAGTCAAGGATCTCGTTTTCAAAATCGATCTGCACTAGAGTATCTCCATAATTCTTTGTTTAGTAAATAGTTGTTCAAAACAAATTCTTACGGAGTATAACTGCGACCTCGACCAGAGGACGAGGAAGAGGTTGCCTTCCTGTACTGTTCGGCTTCATCTTCTTTTTGTTTAATGAGACGACTAAGGAACCATGATCGAACATTGACCGGCAAGTTGTAAGACTCAAAGAAGCTCCAGCCGCCGTGGTATTTTAGTTGGAAAAGCTGTTCGTAAACACTCTCAATATACTCATCACTTAGGCCAAAAAAAGTCCGCAGAGAGCGGAACCTCCATGTCCGCCGTATGAGAACAATTAGAGCACTCAAAGTGTTGCGTCATGTCAATATTGGGGATGCACTCTGTATAAACATTTCGGAGCAAGCGACCATCACGAGCAGGGAGAGCCTGAATGAAAGATTCGATTGCTATTGGCGAAGGATTGCCGTTTATACTAATGATGTAGCTCCGGAAGGCATCTGTCATTCCGCCGCCGGCTGCTTTTCTTTTAGCTTTTCTTTCCATCTCCTTGTAGAGGCGGAGTTCGTCAGCACCGTTTAACATGCGACACTCAACCGTTGCCTGGGTCATGGGAAGATTCACGAGCAAAGTATGATTGTCCGTGAGGGTTACTCCGTGCTCTACAATCTTTTGCTCAAAAGAGTTTGTAGGTGGATTCGAAATGTCGAAAGAGAACTCCTCATGGGCACCACACGCAGGACAGGTTACATTAGTGTCATAATCAGGACCATAACCTGTGCGTCGGGCGGCGACCAAAAGTGCGTTCTTGTCTCCGACTAACAGAGTATCGATCTGGACTGTCTTGTCTACTAGCAGGTTTTGTAGCATCCTGTCTAGAGCCACGCCTTCCTTAAGGAGAGAGCGAGAAGTAAGTATATCCTCCTCCTTGGCAGTCATAAACTTGATCTCCACATTTGTTGCATTATGGAGAGGGTGATCGGGACCATAAAAACGGCCGCCGCTTGGGATCTCTACAAACTCAGTAGGAACTGACCAAGCAAATGATTGCGTATCTGTAGATGCACCAGTGCCCGTCCCTACAGCAGAGATGGGCGCTGGTGATTCGTCGTTTAAGAAATTGTCGTCAGGTTGTCCTGTTCTATTCTGATTGCGACTCATATGTAACCTTTCTTTTTTAAATTGTAACCTATATTATCTGATCCGTTTAGAATCAGTTAGCAGCAGCAGTTGGGCGAGTGCCATTAGCTTGGGTTTGCGTGAGCTTAGCCCAATCATAAGTCAACTCAACTGTAACTTCATTCATATCATCAGAGGCATAGTCCAAAGAACCGCCGAAATCCACGCTGGTGATGAAGGGGTTCATCAATTCCCAGCGTTCGATGATGCCACCATTCTCATCAATCTGGTCGATGAAGACGGAGCCGATCTGATCAGCGAAGCCTTGCTTGCTAAGACTGACCTTGGAGCGAGTAGCTGTGGTGGGATACTTATAACCTGAAGCACCCAACACATCCAAAAATGCCCAAGATAGATCTGGATCAACTGGATCTACAAGAGTAATTGAAATAGGATCCCAGGTCACACGACCGGGATACTTGAAGGTGTGATCAACATACTGATGTTCAATTGTGCTGATGTTAGCTTTTGGCTTACTAGCAGTCTTGATTGTCCAGACGGGGATAGCACCCTCGCCTAGTGTGCGGCTACTAAACTTAAGCTCAAACCTAAAGCGGCGTTTTGGCTCAGTTCTAACATCATTCCAGAATAAACTTGACATTATTTTATCTTACTCCTCAATTATAATTAGGCAGCTTTCGAATTAATCTTCGAAGGATGCCCCGCTATTAGTAACCACAAAATCAATTGCAAAGTACTCGACTGCTCGGGTTGGCTTCACAAGCAACTTAGCGTACATGATGTTTCGGTCAATCAAGTCTGGCGTAGTTGTTGTGTCGTCTAGGACGAGGCGGAAATCCTCGATACCAAACTCAGCACGAACGCTCTCTAGTAAGGGGTTAGCCTGACCGAGGAAGCGATCCCAGGTATCCTGAGTGTTAGGTCCGAAGAGCAACCTAGAAGCGATGAAGGAGATTTCTCTCTTCAAGTAGATCATCAAGCGACGAACATTGATTCTATCTAGAGCAGAGGCTGTCTGCTGTAGTGTCTTCTGACCAAAGACCACGATACCTTCAGCAGGGAACTTAGCAATTGGGTTAATATTGTTTTCATATAGTGTGTCACGCTCGTCTGAAGTTAGGCGGCGAGAAACATCCAACACTGGCACGCCAGCAGCACCTTCGCTCAATCCACCTCGGGTGAATCCAGCAGGAGCAAACCATGGAGCGTTTAGACGGTCAGTTGAAGAAAGAACGCCCATCGCAGCCACACTTGGTGGTGCCCACAAGGTCTGGTTAGTGTTGGTGTCTAGGATGCGTACCCAAGGGTAGTATGTAGCACCGTAGCTGTTGTTGATGCTACGAGCAGCCAAAGTATCAGCAGCTTGCGTGGCAGTAGAACTAGCATTACGAGTCTCAGCGGAGCCCGTGTCTTCAGTGCTTGGCACATAGCCGTACTGAATATCGACGATAGCTAGGGCGTCAGCACGCTCCTCTACTGTATCCAACAAGTAGTTAGTCACAGCAGGACGCCAGATCCCTGGGATAGACACAGCATTCATTTGAATGTAGTCTGGGTCCGAGGCAATGTTGATGGCTTTTCTTAGGGAGAACAATTCGTATGAATCATTTTCATCTGTTGCCGTCATTTTGCTATTTCTAAATGGTTCACGCTCCGTTACATCATAGCCCTCGGATCCACCGAAGAGCATTGAAGTAAAGCGATCAGCGCCGGCTGCAAGCGTTGTTTTATAGCTTGCAACAAGTGGAGCACTAAGGCTGGTTCCAGCCGCACGCTGACCAGCAGCATAGGTGTAGCCTGCATCAGCCGAACCAGAGATATTATCTAGTGAAAAGCACCAGGCAATAGCTGTGGGGTCAGTAGCAGCATATGTTGTGGTCTGACCTTCGACATCATGCGCTGTAGAAGCAGGATCATTATTGTACGCAGATAGATCCATGGTTCGAAGTCGGAGACAATCAGCAAGCTGTGGATTGAAGAAGGTGTCGGCACCTGTTCTTCCGGACCATGCTCCCCAGAAAGTGTTTCTCATGGAACGAGGGGTTCC